AGCTTGCGCTGGTCTTCACTCAGCAGCGCATCAAGACCAGTGGGCGTGCCACCCATGCCGCCGCCAAACATGTTGCCAAAATTTGCAAAGTCAAATGGTGTTGACATTTTTATCCCCTTAACCTATTGCGCCCAAAAGACCACCAGCAATTGCGCCATAAGGGCCAAACATTTGGCCGCCAGCCAATGCGCCGCCCAAAGCACCCGATGCGGCATTGCGGGTGTACGGGGTTGATACACTGCCACCCAAGTTGGCGGGGTTTGCACCCAAGCTGGACTGGACAATGCCGAGTTTTTGCAGGCCGATGTTGCGGATGGCATCAAGCTGTTGCTGCTCAAAAGCCTGACGCGCACCGCCCAAGGCCAGCACATTCTGGCCTCCTTGGAGATTCTGGCCACGGGCGTATTGAGCCAACTGTGCAGCCTGACCAAAGCCCTGATTGCGTAGGTTTGCTGACAGGTCAGCGGCCTGCTTGAGTGCAGCGGCATTTGTCAGTGATGACTGCACGCCCTGGCGTGATCCACCAAAGGCTCTGGCCTGTGTAGCGGCCTGACGATCTCTGAGGTCTTGCATCTGGCGGCTCGACTCAATATCGGCAAGGCTGCGGTCAATGACTTCTTGCTGGTACGGATTCATAAACCCGCCAATTTCCTGACCAGTGAACGGGGTCAGTGATTGATTGACGATCTGCTCTTCACCCGCTTGGTACAGAGGATTGAATCCAGCAAACTGCTGGATGGGCAATGCCCCTGCAACACCTTGAGCCTGACGAAAGTTTGTAAGAAACGCACTCTTGATGTCAGGATCGATTGAAGTCGTTGATACTTGGTTTCCACCTTTAGACATTTTTTTCCCCTTAGCCGAGTAAAGATTTCATTTTTTTGGCAGGTATCTTGCCAGCGTTGATCATGTCCAGCAGCCCTGTGCCGTACTTTTTGACCGCTGATTTTTTGATGACATATTCGCCAAGCTGCAACATGCCAGTGCCGTCATCTGGGCCTGGTGGGTTAGGGCCAGCAACTTTGTCAATTAGGCCGCCCTTAAAGTTGGCGTAGGCTTCGCCGCTAGACTGAGTTTCAGAACCACTGTAGCCGCCATAGTCGCTAGCGCTGTAGCCGCCACCGCCAGTATCTGGTGCAGCATTCATTTGAGTCTCTTGACGAGCCGACAGATCATTTAGAGCCTGATTAACAGATTGTTGTTGAGCCTCTTGTTGCGCAGCCGCGGCATTGATTGCATCGGCCTCTGCTTGTGTAGCAAAGCCAAAGTCGTTGACTGGATTCTTACCCGAATATGTACCTACATCCTCCACAGGTGCAGGTGATTGCGGCTTGCCACCTAGTAGGCCGACTAACCCACTACTAAGCAGACCCGTAAGACTAAATTTTGATATGTTTGTCAGAAAGTCGTTGAGCTGCTGATTACGCGCACTTTGCTCGGCCAAAGATTCTACTTGAGTGTTTTTATTTCCCCCAACATCAAGATCTCCGGCGCTACCTCCGTCACTTGAACCGCCCATGCCACCGCCGCCGCCTCGGCCATAATTAATTAGACCTGATCCACTCATGCGCCCGTAGAGTGCTGGGTCGTAGCCACCTATAGCAACACCTGCGCCGGTGTACGGGTTCATGGTTGGCGTCATTTGCGCCATGATTCGCTGGTACGGGGTGAGGGTAGTCGGCAACTCACCCGACAGAGGCAGCTGGCTCAGTAAGTACTGCTGATATAACTCGTCAATTGTTGCCATTTACAACTCCTTTGCAAGTACAGACCACTGTGGGCTGTAACCTTCGTCTTTTAAAAATGTCTTTGCCCAGCCTTTTCGGCCTGCCAAAGTCACTCTGGTGCAGCCAATCGACTTGCCCCAGGATTCGATCATTGGTCGCATCCGTGAGAGTTCATCTAGGTCGCCACCAGCCAAGAAGTAATGCAAGTTCTTGAGTCGCGGATAGACAATGATCTCTGTCAATACCACCGAGTTTGAGGCCGGCCACAACTGCAATCTGTGACTTTCAACCATCTCGGCAACATCGTCAAAATTGTGTGTGCCTCCAGAGTATTCTAAAGCAGCCTCCACATGGTGGCGTAGTCTCTTCAAATGCTCAGAATCGCTCATCGCTTGCTGCTGGCCACGGCATCGAGTCGCATAACCCCGATACGCCAATCTGCCAAAACCGCACCCGTCACCTTGACATTGACCTGCCGCGCCGTAAACCGGACATCGGTAGGGTTGGCCGCCGTATACGGCCCAAAGGTGGACTGAGCGCCAGTCGGGTAATTGCGGGTTTTGAACGAAACTACGGCCTCACCCAAGGTTTGCTCGTCTGGGACAACTTGCCGCACAGACATCAGGTTGTCGCCATTGCCCAATTGCACTGGCCCAGACTCAGCGTAGACGCTAGCGCCGTCATAAGCAAAACCTACCTCATGCTCGTAGAGGTATCCATCAGATGAAACCATTGTTGGGTTGGTAAACACACCCGCATCAGTGCCGGCGGTACGGGCCAACAAACCTATGTTCCATGTGTTTTCGCGGTAGTTGAAGGTGACATACGAATCATTTTCGTTACTGCCGCTGGATGGATAAAACCACCAGACCTCACCAAACTTGCTGTTATGGACAGCGTAAATCTTGGATGCTTGGTTAAAGTTGATGTTGCCAAACACATAGTCAGACACATCGCAGGGCAGCGGCTTGACATAGCCGTCATAAATCCAGAAACCGCCTGAATTGCTCATCCAGATAGCCGCCGTGTCAACAGCCGCCACAGCTTGGGTTGAGATCAGGCCGCAGCCAGTTCCGGCCCTCTCAAAGCCATAAATAAACGGAGCGCCAACATAGGTAGCCGTGTGTACATCCACATCTGTAAAGAGCAGGTTGACACCCTTGACGCGCTTGCCGGCCATCAGGCTGCCTGGCGTACCCAAATCATAATCACCCGCCTGATTGGTGGCCAATGGCGTCCAGACTGTATTGTCCTCTTGGTCGCACCACTGCACCTTGCGGGGATTGCCGCCAGCCCCAAGGGCAAACAGGATGCGCTCAGAAGTGACCAAAAGAGCCTTGTTGCTTGTTGGGGCATTGGTGATGACTGCGGCCAGTGTCGGGGTTGTAAAGCCAAGCTGCCACTCGTAGAGCTTGCCATCAGTGCTTGCGCAAGCCACCAGATACTCGCCCCATGTGTCTAAGCTCCATGTGGTGGCAGTTGCTATTGAGCCAGTGTCAGGACGCGCCACACTGTAAGCAAATGAGCCATAGGTGTTGTACCCGTAGCCCGTGCCACTGATGGCATCAGCGCGGCCTGATGCAATGCCTGTTGGCGTGATCTCTTTGATCACATTGTTTTCGTCCATAGCGTACAGCTTGGATTGCGTGCCGGCGACAATGTATCGAGCATTGGAATTTGTTCTCCAAGCCAAAAGGCCACGGCATGTGCCTGTCAACTGGGTTGCCGAGCGCTTCCTCCAGCCGCCCATAGGCCGCAATGTGTTCTCGTACCAGCGCACCAGATTCGCGTCATACCACCGCCCCGCGGCTTGGTACTCTGTGCCGTTTCTGTAGATGCCTGGTGGTAATTTGAGTGGGATGTACATGGCTATATGGTCGGTAGGTTGGACACAAATGTCATTGTCGCAATAAGTGAGGCCGTTGATGGGTAGTTTCCGGCTGCAGCATAAGCCTGAATGCTCACCAAATTACTGTCAGTCTCCCACCACAACTCAACATAATCACTTGCGTTTAAGCTCAAAAAATAATTCCAGCCAACTAAGGCATGGCCATTGACCGAGCCATGTTTGCTTGGCACTGCAAAGAATCCAGTCGAGCCAACAACCACAGTCCCATTGATCTTGAGCCAGACCCTTACATCATGGTCTTGAGAGTCAGGGTTTTCAAACTGACCAGACCACTGCAAGTTCCAGATGCCAGAGTCAGCCACTGTGATCCGCGAACTGCTCGCCACACTGACGCCGTTGGCGTAGTCTGTCGTGTTCAGTGTCATGGCGTAGGCCGTATTGGCCGCCGCCGCCGTCTGGTCTACAGTGCTTTGGAAAGCCCCATGCGGGGTGTTCATAAACTTGCCGCCCCTTGGCCCAAACAGTGAGCCAAGGACGGAAGTCAGTTTTCTGGAAAAAATGTTCAGTGCGCCGTTGTTCTCGTTCAAGTTCCGGCGGTCATACACCTCTGGTGGGTAGCCCAGACTCGACAGTGAAGGTGTCTCTAATTGTTGCTTGACATTGGCCATGAGGTGATTATTTCACTTATGCCATGTCTGCGCCTACTTTGCCAACTTCGGCAACCCTGCGACTCCAGCCCTTGCCAAAGGTCGGCCAGTGGGGCAGATCCATCAGGAATGACAGCCTGCGCTTGCCATAGTCATCAACCAGATCGCCCTGAAATGCCGCCACAGCCTGCAAAGTCTTTGGGCCGATGCCGCCATCAGGATCAACACCCACGCACGCTTGCAGCCACTTGGCAGCCCGACCTGGGCCGCTGTTCACCGCCGCATCAAAAACCACATAGTCCACACCAGCCGGTAGCTCATCGCCCTTGACCTTGTCCCAATACTTGGACTTGTACATCGGGCCGACAGTCTCAGGGGTCAGGCCGCGCATGGTTTTTTCATCGACATCATGCCCGACCCACTCCTCCCAGACCTTCTTGGTCACGCCGAGGTTGGTCATGCCGCCAGGGTCTGATGGATGGTTTACAAAGCCGCCTTCATGGTGCAGCACTGCGGCCAGTGCGGAGTCAAAGTTTTCTTTCATTTCACTGGCCCTGACTTAGAAAGAAGGTCTGTCTTAGCTTGTGAGCCAGCGCTGCTGCCAAAATAATAAGCAACTATTCCTGTCCAAGCAGTAGACAGACTGCCCAACATCATCAGGATGGTTGGATTATTTCCATCCACTTTTCCGATCATCATCATAATTAGAATACTAAAAAATCCAATCGTAATGATTGCAGCCAGCGCAGGCGGCACGATTGATCTGGTGGTGGCCTGCATCTCCCGCGCAGACTTCCTATCCTCAACCTCTAGCTTTTCAAAGTTGAGGCCAAGCTCCTGCGCTTGCTTCTGTAGCTCAATCTCAGCAATCTTGACTTGAGCAATCTGCTCTGCTGACAGCTTGTTGTTGGAGATCAGGTCGCCCACCTTGTCGGGGTCAACACCGATGGCTTTGGAGATAGCCGACACTGCCATGCCGGCCAGTGGGCCACCCATTGCCGTGGCAATCGTTGGTGCAATTTGTTTTAGCCAATCCATTACTGTTTACTCCTTGAAAGCATTGTTGCTGCAATTTGTAACATGGCGCGGGTGCTTTCCATGTCTTCAGGCTGGCTAGCCCAGCCGACTGTGATCTGTCCGACAAAGCGCCCTGGCTCTGGTGGTACGCTGATGCGGCATGTGTACGCCACACCCCTTGCGATATACCACAGACCCATTTCCGACTGCGCTGATCGATACTCACCGCAAGGAATCTCGTTTGCCATCAACTTAATTACATCTGCATTGTTGGCTTGGTTTTGGCTAAACAACCCTACATCCAGCCCATCGTTTGTTTTGTCCCGTCCATTCTTCCCATAAGCCCGATGCAAGATGCGAGTGCCAAACATTGAATTGACTTTGAAGACCGCCACCACCAGCGCACCAGATTGCTTGAACAGATGCGCTGCCGCATCCTCCACCCGATCCTCTGCAATGCTGGGGATCTTCTTGGATTCTTTGTAAGCACCGATCAAAAGCTCTTGGTTTGTATAGACAAAATACCCCGCAAAAGTCAGCACCGCCATCAGCACCATTGCGAACAACCGAAACGGGCTGGACACATAGGCCAGCACCTTGTCAACTAGGTTCAGGCGTTCATCAGTTGGCATCAGCAGCGGCCTCCGCATTCCTTTATCACCTCAAAAATCAGCCAGCCTAAAAATCCCAGAAGCGCACCTAGCACTAAGACCATGAGAACAAGCGTAGTTAGCTCATCAAGCTCCTTCTTGCGCCTCTCTGCCGCCTCGCGCTCACGCCGTGCATCATGCGCCGCCTCTTTGTCAATGCTGGCAGCACGGGCCACGATCTTGGCCCAGACATCCATCTTGTTTGGGAAAAAGAGGGCTTTGATCTGTTCTTCAAATTCTCTGGCCTGTTCCAGTGCAAGCTCTAGCTCAATGGCCTTGCCCATTGAAGAGCCTTTAAAGCCCTTGGTCTTTGCCTGTTGAAGAACCTTTATGCCGTCTGCCTTGGCTGAGAAGAACTGGCCAAGCACGGGACCGAGGGATTCTAAATCCTGCACGGTTTTCGCGGCCGTTTTTACTAGCTTCACAGCTGAACTGATGGCGAGTAAGCAGGTTACGGGATCCATTGGGTTTCTACCTCTGAAACTTTTTTAGGCTCTGGTTTACCTTTTTCCCGCCACTTCAAGCACCAAACCAAGAGCCTATCAGATGACCATGACCATCTCACGCATTCATAAACTGGGGCGGGTGCTTGCGCCACTGGCGGTGGTGGCGGCAGCGCGTCCATGATTACATGAGGATTTTCTTGATCATCTCGGCAGCAAAGCCTGGCCCGAGCAGCGTGACAGCAATCAGTGCATAAAGGATGTACTCAATGCGGCTCATGCGCTTGCTGCCTGATTCAAAGCTCTTTTGGATGGCCTCGTACCTGATGGCACAAATCTCTTCGTGCGTGGCTAGCTTGGCATCGGTGGCGTCTATTTGGCTCATGGTGTATCAGCAGGTTCTGGCGTGTTTCCCTCTGCCAGCCATGCGAGGTATTGCTGGTAGTCTGTGTTGTCAGGTGCAAAAGGAATAAAAGCGTTATCTAACAAACGCTGAATAGTTTGGGAGTCTTTAGTTAATTTATACATAATAAATACCTATTAAAGTTCTGCACTTACGCCAACATACGCAGCAGCATCATTAGCATTTCTAATTAACGCCCCCCTACCAGCAGTGCCACCAGTTATTACCAAATTGGCCCTAGCAGTATTATTGCCTATCTGAGAAAAAGATAATGTGCCAGTAATAACTGAAATTTGTAGCACTTGCCATGAACCAGAAGCTACTAGCGTTGGTACTGTTCTCATTAAAGGATAACTAAACAATCCTTGGGCTTCTGTTGTAGTTTCTACATAACCACTTGCAAGAAGAGCATTAGCAACACCTGTTGGAGTCTGGTAATAATAGCGTTGTGCTAATTGCAACTCCGTCCCAAAAGGCCGATAGTCAAACGATGTGGCTGTGCTGCCTTTTTCAAGCTGTACGCCTGTGATGAAGAAGGTTGCTCCGTTTGTGCCGACTACTGAGACTGCGCCTGTGGCTGAGAAGATGTTGCCTGTGCCTGTCCAAGCGCCAGCAGTACCGCTGCGTGAAGAACCACAACCAAGACTAAAACATACTCTAAATGCTGCGCCGTTTGTTGTGGCCCAAGTTCCAGATGTGTCGCCAGCAATTGTTACTGTTTTGTATTCAAATGTGTTTGCTGCATTGATTGTGTATGTGAAAGGGTAACTTCTATCAGGACCTGCATTACCTAATGCTCCACCAAATGTACCAGTCAACGATGAGCGCACCCAGAAACTAATTGTAATAGTAGAGGCATTAGCCGTACCAAAACCTAAATCCGCTATATTATATCCTTCAATTTTTTGCTCAATAATGTATACATCTGTAGAACCCGGAGTGGTTGCTGCGGAAGAAGTAACTAACAGTGATTTATTAAAACCAGCGGGTGCAGTAGAGGATTGTGCTACTGTTGCCTTGCTTGCTGCGGCTGGGTTATAAGACCACCTGTCTGTTGCGTAGCCATAATCAATGAGAGAAGTCGCTCTCTGGTCAATCACCATCGCGCCGTTGATGATGCGGTTCTTGAAGCCGTTGTACTGGGCTTGGGTGTCCAGCATCCCTGCGTTTACTGTTGTGAGTGTCATTTCGGGAACTCCTGTTTAACTGCTAGACACGCATCAATGTAGGATTGCACTTGGGCCGTGTCCCCCTTGACGATGCCGTCAATGTAATCAGTGATCGGCGGGTAAGCAGCAGCGCGTTTGGCTTTGTAGGAATTAGCCGCCATGTAGGCTTGCACAGCGGCCTCGTCATAAGCGACAGGGTTGCCACTAGCGTCAAAGGCTTCATCGCCACGGATGACAGCAGCCGTAGGACAGACAGCGTAAATTGCTTGATGCTTGTTCATGCTGCTATCTCCATAAGGGTGATGACAGATGTATTTCCACCATTTTGAACATTTATAGTAGCGCCATTTAATGCCAACATTTGTATTTTGTAAGTTGTTGACGAAGTAGTTGCGGGAGAATCTAAATAAATTAAAGGAAAATTAAACACTTGTTCTGTGCTTGCTGATGGACCAGCAATATAAACAGAATTAGATACAGGTGCAAGAATAGAAGTAGAACCTCTTACTAATTGGAATTGACATCCATTATCAGCACCGCCGCCAAAAATATAAAAAGATATTGTTATGGTTACAAATATTTTGCTTGTATTAGAACTAGGCGTAATAGAAGCACTTAAACCTGAATCAACATAAGTTCCACCAGAAGTAGAAGTAGATGTAGTAGATGTCCCTTGCACCACTTGCAACACCCCACCTGCTCCGGCTAACGCTGTATTTACTGCTCGTGTCATGGTGTGACTCTTTCAGCTTGTGCGGCTTGGTAGGCTGCGATGACTTCCGCTGTCCACGCTGCGTTGCAGATCGCCACGACATTGGCAGGTTGACCAGTGAGGTCTTGTGCTGGTGTCAGGCTTGTGCGGTGGTAGGTCTGAGCAATCTGGTCGCCGTCTTTTAGAATGCGCGTAGCCTCGCGGTACAGCACAGTGCCGTTCTCGGTAACAGTTATTTGGTCGATGACTTTGGTTTCGGTGAGTGCCATTTTTATTTCCTTTAAGTGTCCGACTGCATAATCCAATGCAGTTAATTAAACTCGGTAAATTATCATGCCATTTAAAAAATCTAGCGAAAATGCCGAATTTGGCCTGTCGCTGTTACTTGCATCTCTTATAAAAGCTGTTGTCCCGCTAAGAGCCATCATTATTGGATTAACACCGGAATCGGTTTCACTTACAGTGGCAGTACCTCTTGGTTGCGAACCTATAGTAAATGGTAAGCCTTGAATTTGTGCGCCGCTTGCTGAAGCCGTACTAGGAAATGTAAGTGCATAAGAACAAAAAACAAAATCTCCTATTTTTGTATATTTCCCAGTATTGCTTGTGTAAGTAACACCATTTCCAGTTGGTGTCCAAGTCCCCTCCTCATAATCATCCAGCGTGTTTGCGTCAGATGATGCTGATTGAGTTGCGGGGAAGGTGATGCCAGCGCCAGAGGTTGAGGGAGTGGCGTTGCCTACAGAAATGGTTGACTGATTGAATGCCACCTGTTGAGGGGATACGGGCGCGTTCTGCTCCGTTGTTTTCAAAAGCCATAAAACCGCTTTCACGGTTTGTAATATAAATATCTGTTCCCGTAAAATCTAAATCAAAACCATCACTGCCAGTATTGCCTGATGCAGTGTTTGACAGTTTTAGTTTTGAGTTTCCAGCGCCTCCATCAACATTTAGTTTTCCGGTAGGAGAAGCAGTCCCAATTCCCACGTTAGCCGAAGTGGCTACGGTGAGCGCGGCAGTGCCGTTTGTCTGGAGTTGCAAAATCCCAGAGGTGTCAGCAGTCGTGACTACCCCTGCCGATGTCGATGCGTTGATTGTCGCGGTCATTTTTTATGCTCCTACTTTCGCTTCTAGAGCGGTAATGCGGGTTGTCAGGCTCGTGATGGCAGCAGCTTGCTGCGTGATGAGGGTTTGTTGCTCTTGGATGGCTTTGACACACAGGGAAACCATGTTGCCGTAAGCCAAAGCATCAGGGCTTCCGTCTTCTGCGTACTGCACAAACTCAGTCAACCCAGCAGCGTGTACTTCTTCCGCAATCAAGCCGCCGAATACTGTCTCGCCATCAGATGCAGCCTTACCTTTGTAAGTTACGGGCCGCAGTTGCAGTACTTCTGCAAGGCCATGTGTCGCATCTTGCACATCACGCTTGTATTTAAGAGATGAGGTTGACCTAGCAATTGTTCCGCTAGAAAGCACAGTCATGTTTGCGCCTGAACCAGTGGTATTGTTATATATTGCAAGCGACTTCCAAGAGGCATCACTGCCACGATAGTGCAGCCTGACATTTCCATCTCCATCAGACAGCACGATGTTGTTGCTTTCTGTGCGAATGTCTAGGCCGTCTTGGTTGCCTGTGTACGTGCCAAGGATGGTGTTCTTGGAACCTGTGGTAATTAATTCGCCAGAACCGCCAGATGTGCTGTTGTATGCACCGACAAAAGTGTTGTTTGTTCCTGTACTTAAAGCAAGACCAGCTTCATTGCCAATAATAGTATTAAAATTTCCAGTAGAAACTTTGCCAGCTTGTTGCCCAATAAAAACATTTTTTGTACCTGTACTATTTGTATAACCCGCCTGATAACCCACAGCGGTGTTGTTGCTGGCGGTGGTGTTGGAGTAGAGGGCACTATCACCAATTGCAGTGTTGTTGCCGCCCGTTGTATTGCTATAAAACGAATAGTAACCAAATGCAGAGTTACGACTGCCCGTAGTCGTAAGGCGACCTGCGCGAGAGCCAAACCCAGAATTTGCGCCGCCAGTGCTTGTTGCAAATGCCTGATAGCCAAAAGCATTTAAATCATCGCCGGTAACATTGCTGTTTCCAGCCTGATAACCCACAGCGGTGCTGTTTGAAGCGGTAGTGTTTGAAGCCAAAGCACTTGCGCCTATCGCAACATTGGTTGCCCCTGTCGTATTAGCCGCCAAAGCACTTGCACCAAACGCTGTGTTTGTCGCCACAGAGCCGCCGCCAGTACCCATGTTCATGGATACAGTGGGGAAGGTAACTACAGTGCTACCCGCAATTGCTGGCGCTTGGAGCGTGACTGAACCGCTTGTATCGCCGTTAATGACTATGCTTGCCATAATTTTTCCTTAAACAACAACCCAGCGTGAGCCGCTGGAGACTGTGACAGATTGACCAGATGCAACAGTAACTGGGCCAGATGACATTGCGCTGAAACCAACGGCAATCGTGTAACTTGCCGCCACCGTTTGGCTGTTCACCACAATGCCGTTGCTTGCAACGGGCACAGAGGCTTGGAACTCGCCCGTGGAAGGCTTGTACAGCAACTTGGCGTTGGAAGTAAACAGGCTCGACGCTGTGCCAGTTGTCGCTGATGCAAACAGCGGGAACAAACTGCTGGCGGTGGTGGTGTCGTTGCTCAGTGCCGCGCCGCCCACAGAAGCAAACGCTGTGCCGTTGTAGCCCTCAAACTCAGCAGTCGTGGTGTTAAACCGGAACATGCCCGAGACAGGAGAGCCGGGGCGCTGCCCGGTTGTGCCCTTGGAAACTGTGACTGATCCCGTAGATGTGAAGGCCGAGTCTGCTGTGGCTGTAAGGACAGTGGCGTTAAGTGTTGTGAACGCGCCTGTAGTTGCCGAGGCCGCGCCCACGGGCGTGCCGTCAATTGCACCACCGTTGATGTCCACAAAGTCAAACATCTGGATTACGTTGGTGCCGTCCACATACAGGTGTGCTTTGCGTCCGTTAGTCACGGTAATGCCCGTACCCGCAGAGGTCTTGACCGTGATGCTCTGGCCACCCGTCGTGTTGTTCTGGACAATGTACTGCTTCTCAATGGTGGGCACCACCAACTCACGAGTGGCCGTCAGACTGCCCGAAGACGTAGCGTTGAGGACCAAGGCCCGCGCGGTCTGTAGCGCAACGGTGTTGGTCAGGCTGATAGTCAGGTTGGCATCTGTTGTAAAGATTGGATTGCCAAACCCTGTAATGGCCTGCTCAACGGCTGTGCCAAAGTTGTCGTTGGTCGTGGTGCCCCAAGTGCCTGACTGATCTCCAGTGCCAATCAGCTCAAATTTAAGGTCTGAATACG